ACGCGAGCGTAATGGAGCCAGTTATTTCGGACTCGGTTTCGATTAAAGCCCCTGGGCCAAGTTTTCCGCTACCAATACAGCGCTGCTCTTGTAGGTGGTTGTCAAGGTTAAACGAGATTGCGGACACACAGGCGATGCCCTCCAATGACTGGCCATCTGCTTTCACACTACCCACGTTCAACGTGGACATATGGGGTGTGCTAGTAGCAGGTAGAGGATTTGTTACAAAGCTGCTTGAGGCGTCTTCATAGTCCATGCACGACAAGTTAAAACCAATTGTCACCTTGCCCGTGCTCGGAACCTCCAGATTCATGGTGCTAACGTGCGCGCCTTTGAATAGAGCAAACACGTTAATGTCAGTGTATGACTTACTAATGCTAAATGTTGTTCGCTTACTGCCAATGGTTAAGACGTCATTATCCCACTCACCATAAAATGCGGCAGCTAGCAGTTCGTCAAAGGTGCCAAAAGACAGTTCTGCACCAATCTCTCCCTGAATACCAATCTCTACAACCGTTCCTCCCTGGCTCACACGGCTATCAACAATTTCCTCCGACTGCTCTACGTTTGGCGTGGGACTAAGTGTGTTTGTGTTAAATCTCAGGGTTTGCCAATCAGGACTTGCTGGCGTCTCGCCTGGCACCGTTTCTTTAGCAATGTGAGTTAAGACTTTTGCGCCGCTACTCATAACTTTCTCCAATAAAAAACCCGCCGAAGCGGGTGTGTTTAAACGTACTGCTTTTTTGTTGCTACCCAGCGCGATACGGGATAGAAACGTTGATTTGGTAATAGTGCCCGGGCTCGCCTGCTACCTGTGGTGCGCCAATAGTGATGACCGACGCCTCTAGCAGTTCAAGGCCGCCTATTGTGAAAAAAGCGAAGTGTTCCTCGAAGGCATCGGCCAGTTTTACTAAATTAATTGTTCCATTTCGCACGCTATCAAAGCATTGAATAATCACTGTGCCGGTTCTGCGTACGCATGGTTTATCAGCCATACCAACCATCAGCGATGGGCCGTAATCAATGTGTAAGCGGCACCAAGCGCCACTCTCTGGCGGCTTAAAGCGTACAGGTTGGTTTGGGTAGTCGATTTTATCTTGCTCAACTCCTTCAAACTCACTCATACGCTGCGTAATGGCTGCTCGTATTTGCTCGTTATTCACCGTGCTTTTCCTTGATGAAGTTAAACGACGTCATGTACACGCCCTGCGATGCTTGCTGCGAGTGGCCGTTTTCAAGCGCCTCAGCATAGGGCAGGTTGTTCTGGATCGTTACTGAGTGATAAGGCCCTTTAGCTTCATCAATTGCGCTCAAACCTTTTGCTAGCACCGCTGTGCCCTCCACAACCCCTATTTGCGAATCCTCTTTGGCATCTAGATCGTAACCTAAATCCACGCTATCAACGGTAACGCGGTGGTTTGATTTAAATGTGCCTTCGTCAACGGGCGATGATGCGATAATTGTTTGCAGCAATTCGGCAGCTACCGTATTCCGTTTTTCTGCCAAATCTTCTTCTACTGTCTTTATAAACAGTAGCGGGCTTTTATCCCAACCGCTCATCACATCACCCTTAGCTGAACCGTCCAGCTAGCGCTAACAGGATCTTGGCCAACATTTAGCACCTGCATGCCATTGATTACATCATCAATCTTGATTGGCTCGCTCACCTCATCTTGCAGCACAAACAAGCGCTGGTCGGTCGCCTTAATATTGATGCCATCAACCACGCTGTCTTTGTAGCGAGAAAAGATACCTCTGCCTGTGTACGGAATCTCTCGATCTTCCATTTGCTCCGTAACGGGGTTGTAGGCACCATTTTGCTCGATACGCTTGCCCGTGAAAGGCTTAACAGCATCCGCTAGGTCAGCATCTAAAGCGGCTGATATTTCGCTAACTAGCTCTGCTCTAAGGCTCATAATTAAGTCCTTTTCAACATCATTACGCTGCCATTTTTAGGCAGCCATGGTTTCAAAAGAGCTAAGGCAAACGACTCGCCCGCGGTGTAGTTTTTGGCGCTATGGCTAAACGTTTTGCTCACCGAAACGCCATCGGCATCAATGGATTTGCTAAGCACACCCGTTTCCGCAGCCGCGTACAATTTGCCGTTTGCCGCCTCTTTCGCAATCTCTGCGCCCGCTTGCTTCCATTGCTGTGGCATCGGCTCAAGATCATTAGGCAAGCCCACGTTTTCAAGCCACACGTTCGCCATTAGCACTGCACGCGCTTTTTGCTCTTGCGGTGCCCAGCCCTCACCTAGCAAATCATCAATCTCAGCAATGGAAACAAACTCGCGCATGATTATTCCTTAGATTGAGAAAGTGTACTTTTTAACTCATACCCCATGAGCGGCCATATTTTTTCAACGGCTTTTTGGCGCGCAATCTTACGTCCGATTTCAGCATCAAAGTTTTCAGGGCTAGCACACGCTGACTCACCAGTTACAGTAAATCCGTTCTTAAGTACAAGAACGCAAAAGGTAAGCAAGGCTAGTGATGGATTCTCCATACTAAGTTCAGGTCTACGCTTTGCTAATGCACCCTGAGCTCCTTCCTCTGCCGTAAAGTAATGCTCGCCGACAATATTGCCCTCAATGTCTTTAGGCGTAATACGTGGCGCTTTTAAGCCCTTATCTTGAATCTGATTTTCGATTTGATTTCTAGTCATCGTTACTACCTTCGCTGGGTTCGTTTTCAACATCTACACTTAACAGCTCAATTAGCTGCGCCTTGGTAGCATTAGATGCAAACTCAATGCCTCGCTCTTCTGCTAGCGCTTTTAGCTCAGGAACTTTTAAGGACTTTAGTTCCCGCTCTTGCTCTTGCTTTTGCTCTTGCTCTTGCTTATCAGCATCAGTATCCAAAATCTGAACAGGAACTCCTAGTTCCGCATAAGCCGCTTCGATATGTGGTGCAGCGCCCTCAATAACTACCGATGTCGCACCACCAACAACACCAAAAAACTGACTCAAACGACGATAAACCTCACCTTGTCCGGCTTGTTTGGGCGCGTCTGTGTAAATGATTTTCATATTTGCCTCTCAAATAAAAAGGGAGGCCGAAACCTCCCTTTGCTAGGTTTTAACCACCTGCTGCCTGGCCGCTAATCACTGCCGCGAAGGGCACTTGCTTGCGGTCAAACACGCGCTTCCAGTTGCCTGCTGTAGCATATTGAGCAGCTGTTGGTGTCTTGTTCTGGTCAGTTTCGCCTTTCCAGCTAAAGCCCGCCGGCTGAAGCAGGTACGTCTTGCGCTCCCACAACACCTCAGCACCGCCACCATTACCGCCAGCAGCATCACGCGCTAGTTCGACTGGCACGCTGGGCGAACCCTCGCCGTAGCCAAAGGCACCATTACCAAAGAACACAGACAAGTACTGACCAGGCGCATAGATGAGCGACTCATCCATAAACACGGGCTTACCTAAGTAGGTGGCCAGAATCACGCGACCCTCTGAATCGCGCAGATACTCAATCATGTCCGCCTTAACCATTTGGTTCATGACCACAGAATGCACACCAATTGCCGCGAACATGTCTGCCGCATCACCCGCAGTAAAAGCCGCATCTTGGAACGCCGTCGCACTCACTGCGGCACCCGCATCAATCACCATGTCACCATCATCATCAGCGATGTTTGCGGCGATAACACCACGCGCAGCACCCAGTAAATAACGCTGCCACTGACGAGTCCAGTACTTACCAAAGCGGTTTTTGATATGCTCCATGGGCTCAGAATTTGCTAACTCACTAGTCAAGTCAGCTGTTCCATAACCCCTGTTTAAGAACAAGACCCGTGCACGCATGGAAGATTGCGTGGCCTTACCCACTTTGCCTTTTACTTCTGGGTCATCTGTGGTGATGTTGGGCTCTTCGTCAGGGTCTAAATCTTGCCAATAGCTCACCTCAGCCGTTCCTTGGCTGCCATTAGCAATGGCATCAAGCTGCGGTGATTTGGTGATAATTCCGCTCTCGTAGAGCGCGGTTTTTTCTGGATTGTCTACCGCAGGGATAGACGCGTAATACTCACCAACAAATACATCAGATAAGCGAGTGGTTGTATTAGGCATAATTAGCCACCTCGTGTTTTAAGTAATTGCTCAAACGCTTTCGGATTATCACGTGCAAGCTGAGCACGCTCAGTTTCCGAAAAGTCGCTCCATTTTTTACCCGCATTGTTTCCGCGATCACCGGTTGGGCCTGCGCCCTGGGCTTGTGGATACCAGTGCGGCGTGTTTTCTTTAATTGATTCCAGCCACTCACTGGGGCTGAGCGGACTCTCGCCATCGCGGCCAATAATCACCGAGCCATCGCTATCTAGCGCCACAGGGTTTCCATCCTCATCGAGCCTGAACATGCTTGAGGCTCGGTAAATCACGTCTTCTTGAGCATGGGCATGAACGCCAGCATCAATTGCAGCCTTGCGGATAGCATCAGCAAGCACCCGCTCACGGAATCGCTCCGCAAATTCGCTTGCTTTTTGTGCTCGCTCTTTTTCAAGCTCGAGCTGCTTTTCAAAGTCACGACGCAAGTTTTCAGTGCGCTTGTTCAGCACTTCATCTATGCGCCCCTCCGCAATCATTTGCGCTTCTTGGTCTTTGTGCGCGCGATCCAAAAGCTTTTTAACTGCTTCTAGGTCTACGCCGTCAATCTCAGCTAGCTTGCCCTGCATCTCGCTGAGCTGTCGCTTTAGCTGCTTGGCGTTGTCACGCTCGCTTTGTAGTGCCTTTTTAAGACCCGTCGGCTCTTCATAGCCCTCTACGTTTAAACGGAATTTTCCGTCTTCTTCTACGTAGTGGCTGTGCAAGCTTTCGTCGATACCTTCTAGGCTGTCTACTGTGAATGGAAGTGGCATTTTCAAACCTCTCGTTTGCTTGTTGCGCCCCGTCTCGGAGCAATAAAAAAGCCGGCGCTTCTCACTAACCGGCTTTAGGGGAAATCGTTAATTTGGCTTTAAAATATTGCGTCAAATGTTTTGGCGTCTTTCTGCTTTAGCTCGCTAATTGTGTACTCGCGGCCTGTCGGATCCACAAAGCGATCGAGTGTGTAATCGCCTTGCTTGTAAAGCTTGTATCTTGTTGGTCCTAGCCACTCTTTTTGAAAAGCAGCGTCTTGGTTTTTAAACCAACTAGCAAATGTTGTTTTGGCATCAGTTTGACCAATCTTAAGACCCGCCTTTTCGCGTTGGCGCTTGGTCATCCTGCCTACTGACCTAAATTGCGGTGGCAGCTTTTCACGCTCGCCATCCTCATTAATGCGGTAACCGCCACGAACTTTAAGCGAGCGCACAAAAGGCCTATCCCCCACCAGCTCATCATCAAGGCTCGGCACAATTACTGTTCTGCAGTTAGGGTGGTATGGCGGCTTAGGGTAGTCCTCGCTCATTTTGTACCGCGTGCCGTCCATGCTCGCGCAGTATTTAGAAGTGCGGCCATCAAGTGTGGCCACAACAAAGACATACTTAACGCCCAACTCTTGGTATGTTTGCTCGTAAGCAACGTTAGCCACGTGGTTCCGTGTAGTGCGCACCACGCGCTCAACATCGCGCCTTGTTTTATTGAACAAGCCGTCTTTATAGCGCAAAGATTTGGTGCCGCGAAGCCCGCGCACAATCTGTGTGTTTGTTTCGCCGCTTGCTATGCCGCTGCGTATGCGCGAGTAAATCGCCACTTTGGTATCAACACCAAGGCCGCTTAGCAGCTCGTTAACCAGCTGGCCGCCAGCCATGGGCCTATTGCGAGCCTCACTAACTATCGCTGCTGCGGAAATTGTTGCTGTGGGCAAGCCATCAACGGCTCGCTGCATCAGCTCGTACATGTAGCCCGATTCATATCCCGCCATTTCGCGAGCCGATTCAAGCCATATCTTTGCGGCGCTTTCGCTAATGTCTTTACCAGCATCATCAATAATGCGTTTGAGCCGCTTTAGTGCAGGCGTTGTGTATTTTCCCGCTGCAAAAGCTTGGCGCTCTGCATTGGTTAGCTCATCTAGCAGCTCAGCAACACCCCTAGCTAACTCCTTGGCCGTTTCATCAACCATGGCGTTAATTTCATTTGCCACACGTGTTGATGCTCGGTGCGAATAAGCGGTGTGCTGGGCAAGCGCTTTAACTATCGCTTTTTGCGCATCAGCTAAGCTCGCCATCATCCACACCTAGAAAATCGCCAGAGCTATCTATTTTTGGCCACTCAGAGCTGTAATCGTGCGCCGGCAGCTTGCCAGTTGTAACATACAGCCAGAAGCTTTCGTTGCTAATCTGACCTGTTAGCGCAGCGTCACGCAGCATCATTGCCATCTGCGGATCAACCACGGCGGCTGAGAAGTCGGGCTCAACAGTAAAACTTACCGCGCTTTCATCGGCGCCCAGCCATTTTGCTGCATAGCGCAAGCATTGCTCGATAGCCTCCGCTACGGTCACAACGATAGTGTGAAGCGTGGCGTGCTGGTCATTTTGTCGCGCTTTTCTTGCCTCGCCCGATTCAGCGCCAGAACTTACATCCATAACGCGGGCACCTGCTTCTAAACTTGCACCTTTTTGCTCTTGCATCGCCTTGCGCACTGCTTCAATGCCGTGGCCTTGGAACTCAAGGTAGCCGCATGCCCCGTCATGGCCAAGGTTCCAAGCAGCGGACGGGCCAGTAAGTGTTAGCTCTGCATCGCTATCTAACCCTGACACCCATGGCTGCGGGTGGCTAGTGTGGTGCAAACTCTGATAGTAATCAGCGCTTAATTGGTAATACTTTAGCGCCGCCTTAGCCATTGTGAGTAACGGCACCTCGTCCACATCTGGCGCATTGTCTGTAGACCCACAGTAAACGATAGGTAAAAAATCTAAGCCGCTTGATAGTTCGTTATTAAAATAACGGCCTAGTGCCACCTCATCACTAACAAGCTCGCCGTCCTCTTTTTCAACTTTAGATACGCACACACCATCTTTTAACTGATAAACGCGATAAACCTGCTCGGTTTCGTGCGAGTAAATATCAGCGCCTTCTTTGTCTCGAAACTCGCGGAATACCGCAAGGCTTAAATCAGTGCGGCCGCTATCGCAAACGCTTTCCTTCCAGTTAATCGCATTGATGGGGCGGTACATGGTGATGTACGGCTGGCCATTATCATCAACATTTACCACCAACGGCGCACGACCATGGCTAACAACTTGGCGCACAACGCGAACGAATAACTGCTCTAAACCGAAACCGTCACTCGTTGCACGCTCTTCCATGCCCGCCAGCGCTGATGGCAGCTCTATTTGTGGCTGCGTTTTAGCAACCAAACCCATCATTACACGCAGGCCATCTTTTACCCACTCTGGGTACTGTGCGCGGTCTTTATATGACTCATACAATTTGCTGCTTGGGTCAAGCTTTTCAGCTTCTGCCATGCCCGAGGGCTTAGGCAAGTTGCGATTGTTCGCTTTAATCGCAGACTCACCCACCAGCGCTTCATCCATAATCTCCCACTCATGCAAATGAGCGTCGTAATCAGGATGCGTAGTTGTTACTGACATTAAGCTAAGCCTCTCATGCGCTGCATACCACCGCCACTTAGCGTTACTGGCCACTCTCGCTCAACGCAGTAGCCAATTGCTGTGGTGATATGTTGGTATTGGTTTTTGTCGTCTTCTTGAAACGTAGAGCCTTTTTTAAGCTGAACCGTAGCTAAGCCCTTGCTACTCCATGGCGCTGTTTTGGGATTAACGAACAAGGAAACATAGCCATCAGCAGACCTGATTTTTGCTCGCACAGCGTTTTGTCTGTCTTTAATGGCTGGGTGCGACTTTCTAACTCTGCGCTCAAACTTCCAGCCGTTTGCTCTGAGCACACTTTCAATATCGGTGTAATCCGATGCGTGCCCATGCTTTTCGCCAGCGCGCCCTGCGGGGTCACCGTAAATAAGAACTTTCTTGTTCTTGTGGTGCTTGAATTTCTCTACAAATTCTTGAGCAGACTGCTTTGACACAGCACTTGTAAGCACAATCTCATCAAGCAAATACAAATCATTGCCGCCATCACCGCGCCTTACGCCGATAGAGCTAGACAGTGGCGTATAGTTTTGGTCGTGCATCCAAAGCAGCTGCTCATGCGGCTGTATTGTTTCGTTCGTGTAGTTGTCTTTGCCGTAGTCCTCATAAATACGACCTTCGGCAGTTTCAAAGCTCGCCTCAAACTCTTGCCTAAATTGCTTGGCAGACATGGCGCGCTTAACGTCTTTAATAACGTCAGGCGGCAAAATCTCAGACGATTTCCAGTGAAACACCTTAAAATTGCTATCACCGCCCGCCTCCGCTGCTTGGCATAAATCGTAATAGTGGTTTAGGCCGTCCGGCACACCTAGCAACCAACACCAAGCGCGGTATTCAGGATCGGTGGGGTTTACTGTGTTTAGCGCAGGAAAAATGTTTGCTTCCCACGCGCTTTCTTTAATATCGGCAAACTCATCTATGCCGCCGCCCTTCCATGGAGTCCCTTCAATGCGCTGCGGCTTATCTAAGCCGATAACGTGTATCTCGCTGCCGTTTGGCATGTAAATAATAAGATCGGATTCGCTCGGTTTTTTAAGGTGCCTAGCTGAAAGCGTAAATGCCTTCAGGTCATCCCAGAATATCTTCTTAGCCTGGTCACGCGTGGGGGCCGCTGCAAAATACTGGCCCTGAACCTTGTTGGCTTGCTTCACTAGGAAGCGCTTAAAACGCTCAGTCTTTCCGCTTCGACGCCCTGCCGGCACTAAAGGAAACCTAATACCCTGCCCAACCGCTTCGATAAGCGCCAGCTGTACAGGGTGGTCTTTTAACTCATACCAGCGGGCCAACTGGCGATCTAGTATCAAGTCACCTGTTGAAATCATCCCGGCAGCCTGCTAATCAATTCCTGCAATATCAAAGTTTCGTTTTCTCCACCGCCAGCACGCTCGATTTCTACTAACTGAGCTCTGGTTTTCTCAAGGCTTTCAATGCGCGCAGTTAAACGATCAATCAGTGCCCCATAGTCGCGCACCTTCCGCTTAACAGTGACCTTTTCGGCATTTGGCACAGCCTCGCCGTCAATCTCAACCGGTTCGCGTTTTTCTTGATCATCTTCAAGCGTGTTAGCAAATTCGTTCTCGCGCTCCATTGCGCGCATTAAGCGAATGCGAGTTAGACGCAGCTCTTCATCCACCTGCCCAAGCTTTATTTGCTCGGATATTTTTTTCTCTTCATCAGTAAGAAACTTCGAGTACAAACCGCCGGGCTTAGCAGCGTTTTTGTTTTTGGCAGGTGCTCCAGTAGATTTACCGCCGTGCATTCTGCAGCGGCCATTCGGCATGCGTTTGTTTTTGCATGGCTGGCCACTGCGGGTTTTGGCACCGCAAATGGCCATGTTTACTACCTCACAGTCTTCTTTGCATGGGGTTGTTAGCGCAATTCAAGCGCCTCAATTTCTTCGATAAGCAAGCGCAGCTGCTCGTTAGCCGATACGCAAGCCCTGTTGTTCTCAACAATTATTGGTATTAGCTCTTTGGGCGTACCCGCCTCGATGGGCTTTAGGTTATTTGGTTTGATTAACAGCGCCGCGCTCACCTTTGGTGTTTCCGGGCACAACGCTTCATCGAATACTGGCGTTGTAGATGCGCACCCACTCATCATCAATAACGCAATCGCTGCTAGGCGCGCTTTGTACATACTTGACAACCTCTTTGTAGATAACGCTATCTGCGTCTTTTTGAGCAGCCAGTGCATTTGCAAGCTTATGCTCAAGCTCGCGTTGTTTGTTTTGTAGTTCTTCTGCGCGCTCTTTGGATTTATTTCTGGCTGCGAGCAACGCTTTTGCCTGCACCTCTCGATACTCCGCAAATTGGGCTGACACCTTCTGAGCGCCCGCCTTATGACCCGCTATATAAAAAGAGCTGGCCAAAATGAGCACCACTCCCGCAACAAGCCATCTCACACCGAGACTCCTGTGCAAAAGCGATGCTCTTCTTCTCTGCGTTTAATTAACCCTGGCAACTCTACGACCCGAGCGTAGCGCCAGCGTAATAACTCATCGCACCAACCATCTTCACCCGCGTTAAGCTTGCGTACTAGCGTAGATCCACATGCAGCCGATGCACCAATGTTGTAAGTCCAACTGACTAGCGCGGCCTTTTGCCCTGCGTCGAGGCTATCAAAACTAGGCGTACATGCCCGCAAATCAGCAGCATGGCTCATAATGTCCGCAACTAGCTTTTCTTCGCACTGCTCTACCGTGTATGTATCACCCGGCTTAACGTTTTTGGTGTGGCCGTAGCACACGGTGAGTACGCCCACCGCATCCAAATACGTTTCTGTGCGCAAACCTTCGTAATGCGCTATCAGGGGAATTGCAGCAGCAAGGGCCGCGCCAAATAGGGCTGGCTTTAAATGCTTACTTGCAGCCATTGCCTTTGCCCTTTTTAAGCTCACGCCTTTTTCGCCACGTCTTGAATTTATGGATACCCGATGCAATAGCTCGGCAATGTCTTGGCAACTGGTGCGCCACCAGTCCAAGCAGATAAATTAACGTTAGCGTGGCAATCCATTGATCCACCGTCATCCCCGCAAAAATCGCACCGCTCACAACAGCCGGTGGCGCTATCTTGACTGTCTCAATCGCCAGCTCTTGTGACGCACTCATTCTATGGCTCCTTACAGACACACTCATGCTGCCCCCTGTATTGCGCCCACAAAAAAGCCCGCACTAAGGCGGGCATATAGCCAAAACGGCTAAAACACTCTCTACAGAATCTAGGGCGCACTAACTCATCATGTAAAATAATAGTATATTTCTGTGGTCATTCTGTCTGCGGTCATTTGCATACAAAGAAATCTACCTAAAAACCAGCTTGCGCGCAGACACATCGCCAGATGCAACAAACTCAAAACTGCTGCCGCGGTCTGGTGTGTAACCTTCCGCCTCTTCGGCTTTGCGGATAGCTATCACACAGTCACCTGTGTCTAGCCTCATGTCATCCAGAAGCTCCTCAAGTTTTTCGTCGCTAATTTCCGGATCTTTATCAAGAATCCAGTTTTCCACATAGTTTTTTGCGTCATCCAGGCTCGAAAACTCATTCAATACAACATTTTTTTGTGTTGCTGCGTGCTGATGAAACTCTTTTGTCACTAAATACATAACTTTATCCTCGTTGATTTGGCTTGCTGCTTTATCTAGATGTTTTGTTACCCATTGTGATAATTTTAACTTTTCGCGTTGCGCGGCTTTCACCCAAGACGACTTGGCCTGCCCGTTCACACGAATGTGGAGATGACTATCTAGCGGCAGCTCACCCGCCGCATTCAGGTTTCCTATGTTTCCGTGAAATCCGCGGGGTGGCCTACCGTAAAACCCGTCCCTATAGCCGTCGCCATGCTCCTGCCTGCCACCCCCAAGCCCCATCCATTTCTCGTGCTCATTGTCAGACCCGAAGTTAGATCCATGGTAGAGGCGGCGCAGGCCGCGCTTATACCCCTCACTATAGGAGCCCCCCATCGATTCTGCTGCCGCCATATATGTTTTAAATTTATTTTCGTTCATTTTTTCCGCCCTTAATTACAGTCAGTTTTACTGGGTCTTTCTTACCAACAAAATCCATCATCCCGCTTAACGCATTAGACATATATTTTTGCTGTCGGTGCCTTTCAGCAATATGATCAAACAGTGCCTGCCAGTCGTTATTATCTCTGTGTGTACCAGCAAACATTTTGTGGTCTCCGTGCCAGAACTCTGGCTCAATCTCAACATGGATTTTGAGAAAATAGCTTCGCACCTCTCCGTTTCGCGCGTGCCACTCTAGGCGCGCTCTTTTGAACGCCCTCTCCAAATCTTGGGCGCTCGCGATCTTATGGCGGCTATCCCAGTTAATCTCGTTTGTGAATCTGATGTGCAGCATAACTCCCTCCTAGATGATTGGCTCTAGCTCTGTGCCCACAAATTCCTGCTTGTCGATGTCAAAATAGATTTTGTTTTCTAGCAATTTGTATGCACGGCTGTTGCTGATTTTCTCGCCGTTTAAGCTGGCTGAGCTGATGCTGCCGGTTTTGTACTGGTTAATAACCAATCCAAAAACTGACGCCATGTCTTCTAGGTTGATATAGATTCGCGCTTTGCCAAACTCAGCGCCCCACACGGTCATACCTAATGCCTCGAGCTTTTGCTGCATGCCTTGGAGGCTGGCGTAAACTTCTTTTAGGGCTAGGCGGAAAGCGATAATGTAGTCGCCTACAATTTCAACGGTCTGGCGCGCAACCTGGTGGGCCTTGGTGAAGATTTGTGAGTTATTCATTTTGATGTGCCTTTTTATCTCATTCCAGGTTCCGCCTGGTCGGATAGCCTGTTTCATCAGGCTATGGTTTAAATATACGCTTCTTTGTTTTGTTTGTCAACACAAACAAATAAATGTTTACTCTAAATTGTAGTTAAGCCCACATCACTCCCTAGCGCCTCGCTTAACTCAAACAATGTTTTAAGTGTTAAATTCGTGGCCCCGCACAAAACCTTGTTTACGCGCCCCGGCTTCCAACCAAGCCGCTGGGCAAGCTCTGCCTGTGTAATGCCAGCATCCGCCACAGCAGCAGCTAGCTCAACTGCAATCTCTTGTGCCTTTAGTTCAAAACGAAAATCTTTATCTTCTAAAGAGTGTTGCCAAAGCTGTGCTAATTCTTTGATAGCCATATCGTTACTCCTATTGCTGAGATTTAACCGCCGCACTAAGCACACATCTTCCTTTCTAGCGCCTCGCGGGCGCTCTTGCGGGCTTCTCGCTCCCACGAGTGAATCTTATTGCCAAGCCACTGGTACCAGCGCCGCCATTGACGCTCATGTTTGTAGAAATTGCTTCTATCTAACCCCGCTAACTCACAAACCTTCTCAATCGTCATCCCTTGGCCTTGCGTAGAAAGCTTGTAATCGTAGAGCGCAATTTCAATTAGCTTTTTAATACGCAATTCGGTTCTGCGCTGCTTCACTTCTTCACCAAACCTGCGCATAAATGCCGCAAACAAGCACTTTTTAAGGGCTTTAAAGTCTTTATCTCTGTACTCGGGCGCATAACAAAACTGTAATAGCTGTCCATAAGGTGCTGGCTGATTTTCTACAGCTGCCATTATGTGTCCGGCCCACACGTATTTTGCCAGCGCCCAGTTGCGACCCGAATGAGGATCGCCTCCCCCGCCATCCCTTTTGAGTGTAAAAATCCCATACGCGTCATGAATCATCACTTTTAAAGGACGGTTAAAATCCATTACGCTAGCCCCCTTTTTTGTCTTAGCTCTAAATCACTAGCGCACTGGACGCAGTGCTTAACCCCTGGCACCAGCTCGCGCCGCTTGTAAGGTATTACTTCGTCACATTCTTCACACCAAACAGCAGACTCCTTGCCGCGCTCTTGTTGCTGCTGTTTGTGCTGCTCCAATGCACTCAGAATTGCTATTTCTTGCAGCTCTGCTGCTGCATCTGCATGATCCGCCATTGTTTGCGCATCTCCTCAATCAAACGTTCTGCGGCGCTGTGGCCGCGCCTTCTTGTTATTGCATTCTGTAGCACTCGAATGTCGCGCCTATTGTTATATCCTCGCTTTAACCATTCGCGGGCTTCGCACTCGAGCATGTATTGCCTGTTGCTCACTCAATGGGCCCTTTTAGGTATTTCTTTATTTCGTCAATTGCTGAGTCAGAGCCTCTGCAAACAACAGCTAAGTATCCGTGCTCGTTGAGCGCTTCTATGTATTTTTTCTGCGGCTCGCTTACCACTCCCCCTTTTAGCCGCTTCATTTCAATAAATAGGCCGTGATAGCCCCCACGCGGCAGAGCAAGAACCAGATCAGGGACACCAGAGCGCATACCCTCCTTTTTCATTTTGTTCACTAGAGCGGCCCGCTGGCGGCTACTGCCTGCTAGCCACGCCCCATTAGGCACAGCAAACAGATGCGGGCTTAGTCTTGGATACTGCAGGTCAAACCACGACACAACAGCGGCTTGCTCTTGGCTCTCTGTGGGTAATTTCTTGCTCACCTGTGATACCCCGCTATTGCCTCTTTCACTTCTTTTGGTATTTGCTCACCTGTGCGCTTCTCATAAATCGCTGCGAAACGCGCAAACAAACTCTTTTCGATTTCTTTTCTGGTGTTGCCCAGCGCTGCTCGGTCAAAAACATCAAACAGGCTCAGGTCGCCGTGTATCCCGCCCGGCGCTTGATGGTGGTGATAACAAAGCGGCACCACCCACCACTGACCGATGTGTATTTTGTTGTGCCGGCCTGCGCTGCCCACGGCGTGATGTATTGCTGTGGCTTGGCCACAGATGGCGCACCCTGTATTGCGCAGCCAGTCGTGAAAACGGCGCTCCGCCGCATTTGGCGCCACTGCTCTTCTCAACTTGCTAACTCCTGTATCATCGTTTCGGGATGCTCTGGCATTTCCATCCATGCCGCTGGCTTCAAGATGCTTCCAGCCACCAGCGCATCACCGCTTGGCATTAAAATTCCCTCGCGAACACGGCCGCACTCAGTGGCAATAATTATTTGCTCGCCAACTGGCGCAGCGCTCAACGGCTGCCACGATGAGAAAAACGAAAGGCTTTTCACTACGCTGCCTCCCTGTAGCTCTCGTAAGCGCGCAATGCTGGCTCGCTCCACGCAATTCCGTTTTCGCTACCGTAGGCATAAATCAGCTCGATGAGGTCAGAAAATTCTTTCTTGCGCATTCGGCTAGTACGCATGCCTAACACCACAAGGCCACCGTCAATGCCCATGGCCATGCGCTGCTCACGCTTTAGCGCTGCGGTAAATACGTCTTTCCAGTCTTCAGGCTTAGCCCAAACCAAAACACCGTTAATCACTAGCTGCTTCTGGCGCGCCACATCCGCCAGCATTGGCCACATCTTCGAGTTCTGGCTCACGGTGCGCTTTGGTCTGCGTAACACCACTTCGATGGGGCCAGCCAAAACAACTTGCGTGGCAGCGCTGTAAATATTCTTGAACGCCTCGCGCACACTGGCCGCCTTTACCAAAAACACCTGCTCTTGCACCACTGCCCCCTACGCCGCAACGCTTTCAGTGTTGCCCGCAAAACGACGGTAGTGTTCGGGCTTAATGCGCACGTGATGAACACGTATCTTCGTTATCTCGCACGGCCACTGCTCTTCCGCCTCTTCGAGCAATCCAGCCGCCAGCATGGCGTTAACGCGTGCCGACACAGTGCTTGTTTCCATGTTGGCAGCACGGGCAATCTGCCTACGGCTCCACCACTTTTGGCCATAGCGCGCCATGGTTTTTAGGATTACGGATTGCTGGGCTTGCAAGCGCTTTGGCACCAGTACGCCGTAATAAACTTCGATGCTTGAATCACGCACGTTTGTTTTCATGACTGGCCTCCAATCGTTTTATTTCTTTTTCTTTGTGCCTGATGAACTCTTGGCGCTTGGCTTCTTGCGCTCTCAGTCTTTCTTCGCGCTGTTTGACCTCTTTCGTTTTTGCGTTATTAATCACCATGAAAAGTTTTTTAACCTCTTCACGGCTCTTGTTTAGCTCATCGTCTGTTAGCGCGGAAGGGCCCGCCAAAAGCTTTAAATCGCCCGCTGGCTTCACGTGCTCAAGCGCTAAATTTTGAACATCGCTTTGCTGCAAAAGGCCGTCCGTTATCGCTTTTTCGATAACCTCTTTGCGCTTTTCGGCATCCCATCCGAGCGACGGATACCATTCGGCGGCCTGCCCTTGCTGCCGTGCTTTGTCAACGTGACGCTTGTACGCCTCAATGAACGCCATACGCGCGCCCACCTCGTCGCCGTTATCAAGAATTGGCTTAGCGGCAGCCATGGCGCTTGTGATTTGCTCGGTGGTGACTACCGTCGCGCTTTCGTCACTGGCTTGCAGTGCGATTGCCCAAGCTTCGTTAGCACCAAGGTGGCCGTCGCTGCGGTTGATACGCTCGATAATGGCCGCCAGCGTTAATCGTCCCGTTAGCTCGCGTCGACACAACCGAAGAGCCTCACCAATTTGCTCAGCCGGATAATCAACCAAATCGAAAGCCATCATTTCCGCAGCAATCGGAGTTATTTCCTGCCCTAAAACTTCAGCCGTCGCAGTCACCATCTCGATGATATTTTCTAGGTGATTAGCGTTTGTAGAGTGGGTTGTCATAGATCGACCTCCGCTTGATATTTTCTTTGGCCGCTTCTGCAGCCTCGTAATTCGCCGCTGTGCGTTCTTGCTGGCGCGCCGTGGTTGAGTTCATGCGCCGGCCGGTGAGCCATTGCGTCCGCAGACTTTCAGCTCGTGCTAGCAGAAGACCAACACTGTGCTGCTCGTTAATCACTCGTGCGTCGTTAGTGCTCAGATAAAACGCAGCCACCTTAGGCGCCTCGCTTTTGCCTAGTCGGTCAACAAGCTGCGCCATTTGTCCTGCTACCCGTGCATTCCACACTGGCCACACGTTGTAACGGCGTTGATAGGTGATCGCGTAGTTGGCCCAAGCCTTGAATGTTTTTGCGTCTTGGTTTTTAGGGCCTGGCATATCGGGTGGGATTTCGACTCTTGGTTCGTCGCTAACAGATTCAGGGTTTAGTTCTGCACCATCGACCAGCTCCGCTTCCACCACATTCGCATCGGTGGCGATAGCCCCCGGTGCAAGATTTGGGTTCTCTTTGGGTTCAACTGTGGGTTCTCTTTGGGTTCTACCTGCATCTGGTGCAGGGGTCCCCTGCATCTGGTGCAGGGGTGGGGGTGCATCTGGTGCAGGGGGGGGTGCATCTGGTGCAGGGGTGGGCGCTTTATTTGAGGGGTGCATGTCGTGCAGGGGTGCATTTAATGCAGGGGTTAAATCGTAGTAGTTTGAGCTGCCTTTTCTTCGGTTTATTTTCAAAAAGCCTTTTTCGGCAAGGTCATTAATTACCTTTCTGACGGTTCTTTCTTTTAACGCTGTTCGCAAAGACAGAGTTTGCACAGATGGCCAGCAAACGCCGTCATCATTTGCCTGATCTGCAAGCGATATAAGGATTATTTTCTCTGACGGTGTAACGTCTTTAATTTTCCATGCGTGGCTTAAATAAAAAATACTCATTGCCCTGCCCCCTAATGCGCCCGCTTCCGCTGCGCAATAGAGCGCAATGACTTTGCTACCTGCAAACTGCTGTGGCAATCTTCTTCAAATGCCATAGCGGCTGCTTCTAGCGCCTCTGCTGACATCTTGACCGCCTCGCCCTTTGCCAAAGCAAAGCGCACTTGGTCAGTCACCACATCGTGCTGGGCGTCAAGGTTTAGCGCATCCATTAAGCTTTCGGAGGCGCCTACAGGCGTGGCCTGCTGAAATACCAGCGCTTTGGAGGCTGCGCGGTATGGCTCTGGCAACACCTCGATGAAGTCCATTGCAAGATCCAGCGGGAACGCTATTTCGCCGTTTAAGCAGCGATCTAAGCGCCTAGCGGCATTGCGCGGATCATCTACCGGCAACGATGGCTTTTGTCTTCTGCTGTACCACGCATCCGCTAAATCGCCGGCCACGCGCGTTTGCATGCCGTTGCGACTAACAGCCATTAGCCGCCAGATTGCTTCTAGTTTTTCTCTTGCTGTGCCCTGTTTGCGCACCAGCTCGGGCACTTGCCCCAATATTTTTTGTACGTCTTTCACTATTGTTGCCTCTAATCAGGTGCTAACTAGCCTGTTCAACCGGATAAATATCTGGTCTAAGCTCGTGTCGTGACACGCCTGCAACTTTCTCAATTGCTAGTACGTATTCAGCAGGGAGTTTTTTGTCGCGATTTATCCAATTCCAGACATGGGATTGCTTAATTGCAGTTCCTGTAAGCTTGCTAATTTTGCTGGCGAGAGCTGTTTGCCCGCCTGCTTTTTCCACCGCTCTTTCCAGCGGAGTGAGTAGCGTGTCGTTAGATTTTTTGGTCATTCCTCGTGTCCTTAAAATAACTAACAACAAAATACAACAATAGTTCTTGATAGTAAATACTTTTGTTGTTTGACGTTTTACAACAATGGTTTTAATGTTTCGCCTCATACCTTTGAGGGTTCATCAATGGCGCTTGGAAAAAATGTAAAAACAATCAGAGAAGCAAAAGGAATTAGTCAGGACTACTTGTCTGAACTGACTGGCAGGGTTGTTTCTCAAGGTGCTATTGCTGCGCTGGAGAAAAGAGACAGTAAATCGTCTCGATATGCAGGGGCGCTAGCTAAAGCTCTTGGCGTGCCCTTGTCTGTCCTGCTTGACGAGTCCGTAACCAGCGCAGAAGAGATCCAAAATCTAGACACAAAACAAAAAGGCTATATCCGCTTCCCTTTGCTAGAAAATTTCGCCGGCATGGGACGCGGGGATTACATTGGGGACTACCCAGAAATAGTTAACTGGGTAGAAGTCACGAGGGAGTGGGCTATGCAGAAGCTGCAAAATGTCCCGCATGCCGCTATTCGAGTCATCACAGGCCGCGGACAAAGCATGCGCGGCGTGTTTAGCGATGGCGATTTAATCTTTGTTGATAGCCGCGTAAAAGAATTTGAAGCGGATGATATTTATGTTTTCCGCTGGCATGGGCGGGTGCAAATAAAAAGACTGCAATTTATCGGTAATGGCCAGGTGCGCATTTTAAGCGCCAATAGCGAAGACTATCCGCCCATTGATGCAGATCTAAAGGATGTTGAAATTGGGGGCCGCGCCATTGCGGCTTGGACGCTAGTAACTTTATAAAGCGCGCATTTGCGCATCAAAACTGGGGAATACCAACATGAAAAAAACACTACTCTTTGTAGCTGGTGTGGCTATCGCTGCGCCTTCAATTGCCGTTGCCGATAATGGCTCTCCTTACATCGTAGTTCGCGGTGGTATAACAAATACGGATATAGATGCTTACATGCCTAGCATGCAAGGCGTTTCGCACAAAAAACGGGATAAAGCCTTTTCAGTTCTGGGGGGCGGGCTGTATCGCATAAACGATGGTTTTTCGGTTGGTTTTGAAGCCGGCTACGGATACCTGGGCGAATACACTTCTAAAGGCCACGGCCAAAAAATCACTTACACAGGCAGCTCTGCAGAGTTTGCACTTATGGGTGTGGCGCACGCTAATGACTCCCTAGCCTTCTTTTTGCGCGGTGGTTTTAACTTATGGAATGGCAAAGCTAAGACCAGTGGCAATCTCATAGGTGGCATATCTGAAAGCGATAACGGCACCAGTGGATTGTATGGCGGTGGCGCCCTAATTGGATCTGGCCCCACCAAATTCCGCGTAGGCGTGGATGTGCAGAAAGTGGATGAAGTGGAAGTGGGTACTTATACCGTGGGTGTGCAGCATTCGTTCTGATTTTAGGAGACTGTTTGTGAGCAGCACAGTTATTGAGTCAACCTTTAGAATTAAGTACACAACAGATAATCAGATACCCATTCCAGACATAGTAAGAAGC